AATTCACTTGTTACGGGATGGGAGAAAGGTGTATCTATTGAGGGTACATCAACACAAGTTAATGTTCAAACAGGTAATTTGGTTTTTGCTCACAATATCTTGGCAGATCTTCCTATTGGATCGAATTGTGTTTCGGGAACTGAAGATTTTTATAATACTTTCTTCGGAGTAAATTACAATGATTCACTCACAACTATTGAACAAATCGATTGGGTTAATTTGTTTGTTGATCTTGGTTTAACCCCTGACGGAAGATTGAGTGAAAGTAATTCACCAGCACTCGGAGCTGACTTTACTCACCCACTTCTTGCAAACCCAATTGTTATCGGTGTTGAAGATCAAAATGAAGTTTCATTGAATGTTTATCCAAACCCAACCTCAGATTACTTGGTTGTTACTTCCCCAAAGAGAACACCAATTGTAATCACAAACCAAGTTGGTCAAAGAGTTTACGAAGATTTTGCACCTGTAACAATTAACACCACAAACTTCTCAAACGGAATTTATTTCGTTCAAACATCGGGTGATGTTCAGAAGGTTGTAATCAATAAGTAAAATGAAATATTTTAACCTACTTATATTTTTATTCTTATCTTTAAGTTCTTTTTCACAATATAATTTATCTGGCACCGTCAACGACTCTCAAACAAGGGAGTTGTTGATTGGTGCTACGGTATATGTTGAAGAACTTGGAAAGGGTACGATGAGTGATTTGGATGGTAATTTCACTATCAAAGGAATTCCTTCGGGAAATTATGATGTTCGGGTCAGTTTTATCGGATATGATAATCAAGTTCAAAATGTAAGTTTGGTTAATCGGGACGGGGTTTTAAATATATCTTTAAAACCCACCCTTATGGAGATTGGTGAAGCAACCGTTGTTGCTCAAGCCAATCAACAATCGGCAACACAAATGGTTTCTCTTCAAAGGAAATCAGCATCGGTTATTGATGGGGTTTCATCTGAAACATTTAATAAAACACCTGATTCAAGAGCTTCTGATGTATTTAAACGGGTGGGTGGTGTCACGGTTCAAGAAAATAAATTCGTGATCGTCAGAGGTCTAAATGACAGGTACAACTTCGCATTAATTAACGGATCACCCCTACCATCAACAGAATCGGATAGAAGAGCATTTTCTTTTGATCTTTTTCCATCCAATATGATTGATAATCTATATATCAATAAGTCGGCTTCTGCGGATCTTTCAGGGGAATTCACCGGTGGTTTGATAAACATCAATACAACCGAACCAAAAGAGATTACATACCAAACCTTACAGATTGGAACTTCAGTTAATGGAATGACCTCATTTCAAAGGTTTGGAACATATCAAGGAAGTCCAATGGATATTTTGGGTTTAGGGTCTGAATTTAGGTGTTTACCTGACAATATTCCGAACACATCGGAATTTGTGAATTTATCAAGACAAGAAAGAGCAACACTTGCAACACTTATTCAAACAGATTGGTCAACACATTACAGAATCGCCCCACCTTCTTCAACAATTCAATACACGATTGGAAGAAATTATTCAATAGGAAATAAAACACTTCTTGTAAGTGGGGCTTACAATTATTCCAATCAATATAACACCACCACAACCACAAGAAGAGATTTTGAAGAACAAGAACTAGGTGTTGTTCAAAAGATGGAACTAAATGATTCTGTGTTTGTTCAAACAATCGCAAACAGTGGGTTATTAAATTTTTCTTTTTTGTTAAATCCTAACCACACTATAAAATTAAAAAACTTCTATACAATAAATTCTGAAGATAGAGTGAATGTAAGAAGTGGGGTTCGTGAGATGGATAATGATCCAAGACAATGGGAAAGATCTACAAACTTTTGGTACACACAAAATAATTTCTTATCACAACAATTAATCGGAAATCATACTTTTGATAACTCAAAACTAAATTGGACTTTGAGTTACAATAATGTGAAAAGAGATATACCAAACTTAAGAAGAATTGTTTATAGGAAAAATTCTCTCACAGAAGATGATCCAAATTCTCAATACGCTGCAGTTATTCAAACCAACGGAACAATTCCAACAGCTGCAGGGAATATGTTTTGGTCTTATTCTGATGAAAATCTTTATTCAGGAAGACTTGATTGGTCTCGTAATTTTTCTTTTTTGAATTTAGAAAACGAAGTTAAAATCGGTTCATACCACCAATACAGAGAAAGAAATTTTATTTCAAGAAATTTAGGTTATTCACAATATAGACCTCAAGGTGGGGTGTTTGACAGTTCCATCCTCTTACTTGATCCGAGTCAGATATTTTCACAAGAGAATATGGGAATTTTACACAATGGGATGGGAGGGTTTAAATTGGATGAATCAACAAATGTAGATGATAGTTATGATGCAAACTCCAATCTTAATTCAGGATATATTTCACTTGATTCAAAATGGAAATCTTTGAGATTGATTGGAGGATTAAGATTGGAAAATTACAACCAAAATTTCTATTATACAGAATTTGGTTCCAACAAACCAATACATATCAATAGTAATATTACAGATCTTTTACCCTCCCTTAATTTGGTTTATTCCATAAATGAAAAAACTCAAGTAAGATCTTCTATATATTCAAGTGTTTCAAGACCTGAATTTAGAGAACTCGCTCCGTTTACTTTCTATAATTTTATTCAAGATAATATCATTACCGGTAATCCCTATCTTGAAAGAACAAGAATTAATAATCAAGAAATAAGATTTGAATACTATCCTGACTTAAGTGAAATTATTTCAGTTTCATTCTTCAATAAGAATTTAAATAACCCAATAGAGGCAATTAATAGAACAGGAATTTCAGGAGCACCAGAAATTTATTATTCAAATGTTGAATCAGCATACATCAGAGGTGTTGAAATAGAGGGTAAGGTAAATTTGATTGAAAATTTGGACATTACTTCCAATATTTCGTTAATTGATTCAGAGGTTAATCTTGAAGGTTTTGTAGGGTCAGAAGACGGAAGACCATTACAAGGACAATCACCTTATGTTTATAATGTTGGATTATTCTATAACACACCAAATGGATGGAATGTTTCAACAACTTACAATGTAGTTGGTCCAAGAATATTTGTGGTGGGAAATGTTCAAGAACCTTCAGTTTGGGAAAACGGAAGAAATTTAATTGATCTTCAGTTATCCAAAAAGTTTGAAAATCTTGAATTTAAAATGAATATTAGAGATTTATTATCACAAGATTTGGTGATGTTCCAAGATTTAAATGGAAATGAAAAGTTAGATGAAGGTGATAATAGATGGCAAGAAACAAGGTTCGGATCAACAATGAATTTTAGTTTTAAATATAGTTTTAATTAATGTAATTTTTACACGATTTTGAATATTTATGGGAAAGTTTTTGACCAATGAATTTCAAAACATACGAACTACTAAAGAACGGAAAAGTTATCAACGAAACAGAAGCAAACAGTGCTGATTCGGCTGTAGATTATTTTAATTTATATCATAAAGATTTTTTAACCACCACAAATTATTCAATAAGATTAAAAAAGTTTAATATTCAAAAATTTTAACTATTAAATCATTTTTACCTTTAATAATTCGGTGATAACTTTCTTTGGGGATGTTAAATACATCCCCTTTTTTCATCTCTATAGGTAACTGATCTTCAAACTGAAAGAACCACTCGTTGGATTCTACAATCTCTACTTTCCTATCCCTACGATCACGATGCCAAACAAGTTCATCGTTCTCCACATCTTCTTTGAAGACACGAAGAATTACTTCATCTTGAACTTCTTCAGAATATGGATTTACCACCATGTACCACCCCCACTTAACCCCAAAGACTTAGCATATCTTGGTAATCTACAAGCCCAATAAGAAGCTGTTGTTTTGTCTTTGGTTGTATGACATTTGTGTCTAGCAGCGAATGATCTTTTAGCTGCAGGATCTTTAAGTTTTACAGCCAAAGACCCACCACCTCCCGCAGCACCAAATGAGACTTTCTTTACATTCCCCGTTTTGGGATCTTTAACATATACCTTGAATTTTTTTCCACCACTTCCTCCTCTCATTGGTTTGTTTAATTGGACATTCTTTCCTTGGTATTCCGCCTCATATAACATTGGAATATCCAAAGGAACCAACTCATTCTCATATAACTCAAAAATTCCAATATCGGTGTTTTTAATCAACCATCTATCAATAGAGTTTGTGAAGTTTTCAAATCCTAAACTTCTTGCTTCTCTGAACAAAGAGAAATAACTCTCGGATCCCATCCTAAAAACATTCTCATGTAAAGGAATGTGATTTTCAATATGATATGTCATACCTTCACTGAGTATGGTTTTGTTTTCGTTGAGTGTTGTCCACTGAAAAATTGGTTTTTCCATAACTGATTCTTTTTTATATCCTTTAATTTGTATTCTTGTTGGTTTTTGACCTTTTCCTGTTTGTGGATCTTTCTTTTCTTTATTTCTTTTTCTCGCACAAGCTGATTTCTTTTCCTCCTCACTCATCTTCGATGCTACAGATCTTGCTCTACACACAGGATAACCCCTCTTACCTCCTTCTTCTCTACCACACTCAGGATGACCACCTCCTTCTTTTTTTCTACATATATTAACCCACGGACCTTGTGGTTGTTTTGATCCTTTACCTTTTTTCTTTTTTCCAAACCACACCGCTAAATCTTCTTTTAACTGCGACATACTTTTTTTATTGATAAATATCCTGAAAATTTGTATTTTTCCATCATGGACAATACACAAGAAGAAAAACCGTTGGGTTCTTTATTTGATTCAATAAATTATTATTCTATTTCTGATTTAGAACAATTTATCACTGGTTTGAATTATGAACAATCACTATTTTGTTTAATGGAATGCTGTGTTTATGCTCAGAAGAGGGGTATTTTGACTTTGGAAGAGGCTGAAGTTATTTCAAAATCAATACGAAAAATTCATAATGTTCAAGAATAAAAAAAGGGAACCGAAGTTCCCTTTTCTATTTTACACTACAAATTGATTATCTCAATTCGTTAAGATCAAATGTTCTAACACCATCAACTGTGATTCTACCATAGAATCTGTTGTTCACCATCTTCTTAGCGTATCTGGTCATGATACCCTTGATTGGGGTGAAGTTGAATGGGTTATACATAGTTGGTGTCAACTGAAGGGGTACATATGGTGCGTAAACGTAACCTGTGTCAAGTAATGACGTTCCCTTGTGACCAATCAAGATTTGGTTTGGTGGGAAGTATGGGTCACGGTAAACTTGGTATCTACCAGAGAGTGTACCTACTCTTTCAATACCCATGTTGTACTGGTCCTGTTCAGGAGCCGCGTTTGAAACGTGGAAGTATTCCAAATCGTCGAAAATTGCTGAAATTTCAGAAGAAACGATGATCCAGTTAGCACCACCTCTCAAAGTTGACTTGTGGATTTGTGCAGAAAGTTGGTTGATCGCTGTGATCAATGTTTGGTTCCAATCCTTCTGTGTGTACTGTGTCAATGGGTTAGCAGATGTACCTCTCTTCCATCCGTTGTAATCCCATCTTAACTGCCATGCTGCACCTTTTCTGAGGTCTCTGAGGATTTCTCTATCGATTTCAGCAGCAACTTGTTCTGACAACAATGCTGTCAATTCAGCTTCAGCATCGATGTTGTGGAAAGCCGCAACATCCTGAGCGAGTTCAGGTGACCATTGAGCTCTTAACTTTCTTTCAGTAACAGAAACAGTTACCGATTCAAGATCAAATGAAACTTCACCGATTCTGTCTTCAAATTCAAGCTCTTCGTAAACTCTGTATGTGACTGTGAATTGAGATCCTGCAGTAGCAGTACCTGCAATAGTTGTAGTTAAACCAGAGTAACCATCAAGTGAACCCGATCCAATAGAACATGGAACCTGAAGGTCAACTTCCAAATAGATCTTACCGTCAGCATCACAGATTGAATCATAACTACCACCGTTTGCTGTGTTTGTTCCACCAAATGTAGTAGAGGTTTGTGATCCGTATTGAACGATTCCTTTACCGTATTTTTGTGTTACAACTCTGAACAACAAGTCACCTGATCCCGCACCTGAGAACGCTCCACCAGCTGTGGTTACTGCATTGATTTGAAGGTCGGTGAGGAATGATTCATTATCCACTAAGTTACCGTCAGGTCCCAAAAGTTTACCATAACCACCGTTACTAAATCCTGAAAGTGCAATAATAACTTTTCTGTACTCACCAGCACCATAACCAGAAGAAATCAATTCACCTGAACTCCAAGCTTGAGTTCCAACAGCTGTCGATGTAAACGCACTGAATCTACCTTTCGAATAATCGAATAATCCAGGAGGGTCCAAAGTTGCTTCATTTCCTTCGTAAAATCTATCATAAAGGTTTTTTCCTGTTGAGTAACCTTGGTTTGGGTTATTTACAGAATCTGCAATAGCTTCAGGTGATCCAACGGGTGGATAGTGTTGGTTACCTGAATCGTAATTTTGAATTTTAGGAACGAAGTAGAAGAGTTTACCAATAGGTAAGTTCATCGCTTGGACAGAAACGATATCGTTTGCCAAAAGCTTAGAGAAAACTCTTCTGATGATTGGGAAAACAACAGTTTCAAAAGAACCTGATGAATCTGTTGCTGCCGCTTCGTTAATTAAGTGTGACGCTTGGTTCTCATAAAGTTGAGCCATGTTTTCTTTTAAGTGACCACCCAACCCTTCAAGGAATCCTAATTTGTCCCATTTGTTTATAGTGTCTTCTTTGATAACTTTGAGGTGCTTAAGACCGATGTTACCAACTAAACCACTTTCTAATAATGCTCCCATGTTAATTTTTTTTGTTTAGTTTATTTATTTATTTTTATCATTAAGTCTTTCATTCTGAGGAACTGAGCGTTCTCATATGTTTTAGACTCAACGAGATTTGTTGAACCTTTCTGTGGAGTTTTTTGTACTTTGTTAGCCACGGATTCGGTTACAACATTTTCTGAACCAACCAATTCATTCTTAATTGATCTATATAAGTTCTTTGATTCTTTCAAAGTTTCTACATTATCAAATCTTTTAAGGATATTAATTTTTTCTTTCTTGGTTGTTGAATGTTCAGTGAACAATCTTGTAGCGTACGCTAAATTTGAGTTGAAAATAGCAACCTCATTTAATTTAGTTCTGAAAAGATCAAGTGCCTTTTTGTATTCCTCATTTTTTTCTTTGAG